GATCCAACAGCAGTTGCAATACCAGTAAGTCCTGATCCATCACCTTGGAATGAAGTCGCAGTGATAATACCACCAGCAACAAAACCAGATGCACCAACGACATCTGTAGTAAAACCTACGTCGTTTGTGAATACCGATAATACTGATGGAGTATTGGTAAAATTATTATAGTCTAGGTAATATGATGGTGCTTGACCATTGAGATTCAGAGAGTTAGTCGAAATCCCAGCAGTAAGAGCAAAACCAGTAGAGTTTGGAGCATTTAAAGTTAGACCGTCACCTATCGAATTATAAATCTCATTAAAGTTTGCATTAACTTTTAGAGCACCCTGTCTGAGGGTGTCACCTGTTCCGTCATTACTACTTTGCCCAGCATTTATTAACTGTTTCGACATTTATCCGAGTCTATAGGGCTACACTATAATCTATTTAGACTATAGTTTAAATCCGCTGAACTGATTCTTCTTAATATCTTGTTTTATACCACCAACAACATAAGATTCTACCTCTGTTTCCTGTGGTGCAACCTGTAATCCCTTTGATGAGATCCAGTGTTGTGTCCAAGGCAAAGGATTATTTCTTAGTGGTTGATCGTATATAGGGTCAAGTCCAAGTGCTTTCATTCTCTTATTAGCAATCCACTCTACATATTGTCCTAATAATTTGTCATTAAGACCAATCATACTTCCATTCTTGAAGAGATATTTTGCCCACTGTTTCTCTTCATCAACTGTCTTCTTAAACATTCTGATTGTATTATCTCTTTCTTGTTCTGCGATGTGTTTCATCTCTGGATCATCGCCTTCATTCCACTTGTTTAATATCTGTTGTGTGACAACTACATGCTGGTTTTCATCCCGACTGATGAGGGATATGATTTTAGCAGATCCTTCCATGAGCTTGAGCTCACCGAATGCAAATGAGCACGCAAATGACACATAGAATCGTATTCCTTCCAGAATATTGACATTGGCGATTGCTCTGTAGAGTTTCCGTTTGAGTTCATGTCTGTCGTAAGTTCCTGTTGGGTGGCCTTCCACTGCATATTTCCACAGATTACCAGAATCGTACTCATGAGCGTCGTTCACAAAATCATCATATGATGAGGTTACACTTTCTGCACGTTCTAATATCTTCTCGTCTTGTAAAATTGTATCGAATACTTCGGCTGGATCTGAATAGACATTCTTGATGATGTATGTGTATGAACGACTATGGATCATCTCCATAAATTGCCAAACGTTCATGCACGCTTCCAATTCTGGAAGAGAACAGTATGGTGCGAATGCCATCCCAGGCGCCCTACCTTGAACAGAGTCTAACATAATCTGATATTTTAGATTAGATGTGAAAATGTGTTTCTGTTCTGGACTCAAATTCTGATAGTCAGAACGGTCTTTTTGTAGGGAAACTTCCTCTGGTCTCCAGAAGTAGCCTAATTGTTGTTGAGTTAATTTCTCGAACACAGGGTATTTAGACCCATCGTATCTTTGAACTCCTAAAGGTTGTCCAAAAAACATGGGTTGTTTCTTAGTTTCGACTTCGTTTGTGTTAAAAACAGTGATGCCTGACACTATATTCTCCGTGGTTAAATTTTACAGGATTCGCAATCTTCTTCTTGTTCGATAGAACAGTCGCCTAATAATTTATCTAAACTTTCTTTTACATCTATCTCATCAGATTTAAGATCATTTGTGTTCTGATAGTAGGAAGTTTTCCAACCGTATTTGTATGTAGTCAAAAGATCATTTGCCATCACAGATACAGGAACTTCATTGTCCTCATAGTGTTCTGGATTGTAACTCCAGTTACCAGATATAGCTTGATCAAAGAACTTCTGCATCACAGAGATGATTTTGATGTATCCATCATTGTTCTTCATCTCCCACAATATTGTGTAGTTATTCTTCAAATAGGAATAGGAGGGAACAATCTGTTTAAGAGGCCCTTTCTTTGATTTTTTAACGGACAAGTAATCTCTAGGTGGTTCGATTCCATTTGTTGCGTTTGACACAATGGAGCTGCTCTCCGAAGGCATTTGTGCGGACAATGTGCTGTGCCTGAGTCCGTGTTCCAAGATAGATGACCTAAGACTATTCCAATCATAGTTGAGTTTGTTTGGTACTATTTCATCTACTTCAGCCTTGTAAGTATCAATTGGTAATATACCACCAGAATATTTTGTACGATTAAAATATTCACATTTACCTTTTTCTTTTGCAAGTTGATTAGATGATTTTAACAAATAATATTGAAATGCTTCAGTAAGATCATGTGTGAGTTGCCACGCAGATGAGTCATCATAATGTTCTCCATTCTTTGCCAAGTAATGTGCAAGACCAATAAAACCAATACCAAGAGATCTTCTTTTTTTAGTTGAATTCTCTGCGGCCTTTACTGGATATCCCTGATAGTCAATTAACTCCTCCAGGCCCCTTACAGATAGGTCACAGAGGTCTTCTAGTTCCTCTAGCCTATTGATCTTTCCAACATTAATTGCAGATAAAATGCAGAGAGCAATCTCTCCATCTGGATCATCAATATGTTGAATTGGTTTTGTAGGTAAAGTAATCTCTTGACAGAGGTTACTCATGTTTACTTTATCTAAGAAAGATGAATGAGAATTACAATGGTCAATGTTCATTAAATACATTCTACCAGTTTCTGCTCTTTCTTTCAATAGGTCAAGTATTAATTCTTGAGCATTTAACTTTTTCTTTGGTATTGTGTCATCATTTTCATACTTTAAGTATAGTTCATCAAAATCATCCGTACCAAAACTATCATAAAGACCTGGCACATCATGAGGAGAAAACAAGGTAATCTCTTTATTTTCAATAAATCTCTCATAAAATAATTTACTCAATTGAATACTATAGTCTAATTTACGAACTCGGTTATCTTCTGTTCCCTTGTTATTTTTTAAAACTATTATATCTTCTATTTCTTGGTGCCAGATTGGAAAGTGGACAGTTGCTGATCCACCTCTGATGCCATTTTGAGTGCAGCATCTGACAGTTGATTCAAACTTTTTGAGAAACGGGACGACACCTGTGTGTTGAACTTCTCCACCCCTGATTTTAGCATTGATCCCCCTGATCCTGCCAGCGTTGATGCCAATACCAGCCCTTTGTGCGACATACTTACCAATGGCCATATCAGAACTAAAAATACTATCCAAGGTGTCGTCAATATCAACCAGAACGCAAGACGCATACTGCCGAAGGGGTGTGCGGACTCCCCCCATGATTGGTGTCGGGATGTTGATTTTGTGTTTTGAAATTGCGTCGTAGTATCGTTTAACATAATCGAGTCTGATTTCTTTTGGATATTTGGAAAATATAGATGCTGCTATCAACAGATACATGAACTGAGGTGTCTCATGAATAGCACCTGTGCTTCTGTCCTGTACAAGATATTTATCAGTGACTTGTCTAAGTCCAGCATATGTGAAGTAATAATCCCTGTCATGGTCAATGAAAGATTCAAGTTTGATGAATTCATCATCTGAATATAATTCAGTCAACTCAGGGTCATATACACCCCTCTCAATGCATTTTACAACATGGTCTTTAACCTTTGGCAGTTCAAACAACCTTCCAAATAACTGTTTACGAACTGAGTACAATAATAATCTTGCAGCTACATATTGATAATTTGGATGATCTAAATCAATGAGGTCACTCGCAGAACGTATTAATATTTCTTGTATCTCTCCAGTAGATATACCATCATAAAACTGAATACCTGATTGTATTTCAACTTGACTTGCAGATACTCCTGCAAGATTTTCACATGCTTGTTCAACCATAACATGCATCTTCTCAAGATTGAGTGGTTGAATTGTTCCGTTTCTTTTTACAACTTTAGTTCCGTTGCTCATACCTTCTTCCAAGTGTTAAATTTTACTTTTGCTTTTAATCCCGAATATGTATTCGATTCTAGTATAGACATAATATCATGTCCTGCAAGTGCCATATCATTAATATCTTTTTCAACTATTTCAGTTGGCCAGATAATGACTTGCTCTCCTTTGTCAATGGTGTTGGATATTCGACTGACGATTTCTCTGTTGCGAGGTTCGTTATCAAAAACCCAAATATAATCGCTCCAACCAAACGACCTAATATCAACATCGGAGCCGCACATAGCAACCGAGTTCTCCACGAAGAGGGAATCGAAAGGCCCTTCGAGAATGTAAATCGGTTTTTGAGTATTAATATTTTCCAGTCCATAAAGTTTTGGTGCATCCTCATCAAGCATTACAGTAATATACCTCATCTTTGATGTTGGGTCAAGTGATCTACCTTGATAACCAAAGAGGTTTCCTTCTGTATCCCGAAGAGGAATGATAATCCTATCATCATCGTACTCTGTATCACTGAAGATCTTCTTATGCTTGTTTGTCCACTTCTTAAAATCAGGACAGTAATAGAATTTACTAAGAGTGTCTTCTGTTATACCACGATTGACCAGATACTTCTTCGCTCGGTGTGTAGTATTTAGTTCTGAGATTTTTGCAAGTTCATCACATATATCTTTCTTTCGGAACTTAGGTTGAGAGAATATAAATTTTGGTTCAGGCGTAACAGTTCCCTTGCCTGTGAGACCTTCTTTATACCTTTCCATGATGTATTCATCATACAGAGGTTGATCTCGATCCTTCAAAAAATAAGTAAACGAACGAGTCATGCCACAGTTGTGACACTTAAAATTATAATCTGTTTTGTTTTGGTATATGTATCCTCTTGCTTTGTTCTTATGTTTCTGTGAGTCTCCACAGTAAGGACATCTAAAATTATATACCCCTGCTCTGATCTTTTTGAACTTCTCCAATCGAGGAGAGAT